TCCCAGGATAAATGGGCTTCCTCACCAGATATATTACACGATAAATCTGTAACGTCTGAAGGTGGTGCAGTTGCTCCTACAATAGTTCTTGATGCAGAAACATATGTTGAAGAAACACCCAAACTGTTTACTGCTTTTACTCTTACATTATAAGTTGATTGATCTATAACATTTAATACTCTGTGAGTTAATCCACTTCCTTGAGCATATATTATAAAATCTGATTCAGAACTTAGCTTATATTCAACCTGGAAAAAATCAACAAATTGATCTGGACTTGCACCGATAGTTATGTCTAAAGCTACGATAACTGTACCATCATTATATTGTATAAGTTGATCTGTTAATGTAACACTTGCTGGAGGTTGGACTGTAAAAGGATTTGGTAAGGTTGTATTTGGTATAGATGCAACTTCTTGTTGTGTGCCAAATGTATAAAAACTATCTTGATGCTCTGTACATTGTAGGTTTACTGTATGATCTGCATTTATTGTTATACCTTGAACTCTAAAAGGCTTTGCCGAGAAACTTGGTGTTGCATGAGTAATATTTACAAGGTCGCCTATAGATAAATCTAATGCCGTTGCATCTGCTCTTAGAGAAACATCTAAACTTGATCTTGACCTTCTTAATATTATTTCTGCCATCTCCTGGGCTTGATAAGGGCTAGACAACATAGAAAAATCAAACCTTCCTTCTAATAACAAACCACCATCTGCTGTTTTCATTGTAGAATGTTGATCTGCACTTGCTAAACCAGTTTCATCTACTGGTGGAAATTGTGCTGTATCTGATTGATAACTTTTACCTGGATTTATAAATGTAACGATAACTCTATTGTATCTTGAGTTCTTACTTTTGCTTTGTATATTAATTCCACCAATTATATTATCTTCAGTTAAAGTAATTGATGCACTTCCAGTTCCTTCAACTAAAATATTATATTTACCTGACGAAAAATTTAAATAAGCTCTTGAACCTCTTATAAAATCTTTCACATTATCAATAGCTTTTTTTGATGTATCAACAACTGTATGACTATCAATTAAATCAATGGCACTTGCACCACTAAAAGGAGTTATGTCGGTATCACAAACATCTCCTGCAACTTGCCAATCTGCAAAATTACTATCAAAATAGCTATTTGGAATTCCCATTCCAAATCTTTCATTTCTTAGATAATCTAATAGTTGGTAAATTGGATTATCAGAATATTCCCACGTTGAACTTGTATCTGCCCTATGACTCCCAGAGCCACCAGTAATACTGCCATCTAAATTGGGATTATATACTTTTTTTCCTTTTACAACTGCTTGAACAGTTGGAAGGCTTCCAAATTTATCTTGATTCCATTCAAACCTTATTGCTAAATATGCTAATCCTCTTAACCTATGATTACTTGTCCAAGAACTTAATGTTGATAATAAACTCGATGCAGTTTGAGTATCAGAACCAAAATGTGGTTCTACTGTTATTAAACTTGAACCATCAAAAAAATTTGCATCACTACTTGCAACAGTAACTTGAGTATTATCTGCTAAATCTCCAGTAAATGTTACGGCATTATCATTTATTTCAATAGATGTAATATCTTCAATTTCACCTTCACTAAGCACAATAGCCATGTATAAATATTGATTATCTGTTCCTGATGTTTCTAAAAAAACTACACTTCCTCCAACTTTTCTAGTTCCATAAACTATCGGTATGTGAGCATTTGCATTAAATTTATTTACTAAAACACCTCTCGCATTTTGATCGGCTTGGTTTTGTGAAAAATCTGGTATATCTACTTCTGGTGTTAAAAACCCTATTGCAGATTCAACAACATCAACAACAATATCGACAACACCATCAAAGACATCAGATAAAAATTTGCCAATAGATTTAAACATTACAACCTACCCCAACGTATATCTCTTACAGTAAGTGCAGAAAATTCCATGCCTTTGTCACCAGAAAAAAACCTTTGTTGTGAATTATCCGTTGTTACCCTTCCACTTGTTTTGCTAAAATTTGCCCAATGAGAAGTTATAACTAAATTTAAAGTAGCTGTGCTTGTATTATCACTTATTTTATATTCATCAACTGTTCCATAAAAAAGTAAAAATGGGTCAGCAATCAAAGCTCTATTTGTATCTAAAAAACCTCTATAAATATGTACATCATCATTGATTATATTTTCATTTAATACAACTGAAACATATGTTTGATCGACTGCAGATAAACTTATTGTTAAACTATTTTTTGAAGGTGAATTTGTTTCATTGACACCACTTATTGCCCTCAAATGTCCATTTGATAAATATGTCCTGGAACTTCCAGAAACACTTGATGTTATATCAAAACTAGCATTTGTTAAATAAATTGGTGTTCCAAATCCAAACTCAATTAATAAAACTGGGTCTATATTACCAGTAGCAAGTTCTGTTTTTACTGCACTTGATAAACCCCTTGCCATTTTATAAACTCTCTATTACATCAAACTCATAATTAAAAAGTAAATTTCCATCTTTATCACTTTGCCCAGAAGAAAACTCTTGAATATCACTTGAAAGATGAACTGTAAAAGGCACTAAATCATAAGTCACAGAACTATTATCAGCTAATGCTTCCCTCAATGGTGGCTCTATAGTAACTGTAGAAGCATTACTTGATGAAGTTGCATCTTCGACTACCATATAAACCTTACTATGAGCAAACTTAATAAAATCCCCTGCTTTCAACCTTCCTGCACCATCACTTGCAAAACCATCTATTGCTATTGTGGTATCTGCAACAGCATGAACTCCATTAACTAATAATGTTCCACTTTCATTGCCTTCTGCATTTAAAAAAGTTGGGAATGTAATTGTAAAATTTTCTTTTTTATTTCTTTGCTTCATAATAAAAGCCATTATAGGAGCAAATTCTGATCTTGTCATAGGTGGGTATGAAACTGTAAAACTAAATCTTTGCCCCTGGATTTGTCTTCTGAATGTCTTGCCACTATCAGTTTCACTTATCAAAGTTTTTTGATTATTTTTTATATTTATAGCAGTAAAATTATTTTTTGGTAATGCTCCACTCATACTATTGCCATTTTTCCTTTTTCATTTACTGCTTGATTTATAATATTAACAATAACACCTCTGCTATTTACAAGTAACTCATTAAACCCTCTAGCATCGACTGTATTTATATTAAAATTAACTGTTACTTGTTTATCCATATTTCCAAGTTTATTATTTGGAACTACTGTTCCTGCCTGGTCTGGTACAAATAATTCTGCTCCCTTTTCCCCAACTATACTTGGTTGCCCAACTGGTGGTCTGCCACCTTTTTCAAAACTTTTAATTTTGTTTATTAAAGAACCACCAAACGCCAATGCCCCTGCTACAGCAACTATATTAAATGGAAAAGGTATTGATTTGAATGTTTCCATCGCTCCTGCATAAAGATTTATAAATGCTCTTTTAATAGCATCAGCCTTAAACATTGCCATTGATTTTGCAAATGCCATTTTAACTGCTTCTCCAATCAACATTTCGACAAACATTTTCACAACAAATCTTCCCAAATCTGCAAAATTCAGTTTGCCAGTCATTACAAAATCTGTAAGAGTAGATTTCAATTTTCCAAAACTAGCTTTTCCTATTTCTTCAACTTGTTTGAAAGCATCTTTTTGTGTATCCATAGCACTTGTAAAACCTTTTGAAAAACTTGCATATGCTTTTTCTAACATTCCAACTTCTTCAATTTCTTTTTTTATTTTGCTATCTTCATCTTCTTCTTTGTTTCTATTTAATTTGTTTGCTTCCATAATTTTATTTATTACTTCAAGCTGTTTTATTAATGCTTCTGTCAAACCTCCTGCTTTTATTTTATCTGCATCAATTGAAACTCCCAAACCTTTAAATACAATTTGTCCGTTTTCTCCAATATTTTGCATTTCATCTACAACATCAGCAAAAGGCTTTCTTAATTGCTCTGCAGATTCTCTCATAGCCTGGATTTGTTTTTCCACTTTTTTAATATTTTCTTCACTTCTAAAAAGAGTGAAACTATTTAATTTTTCTTGAACAAAAGCAATGCCATCAATTACCTTGCCAAGCAAACCTCTTATTTCATCAATAACACCTGCTATAACTGCTACCAGGAGCTTTCCTCTGCTTCCCAACATTAAAAAACCAATTACACCTAATGTGTCCAGGGGAGGAGGTAATGCCCTTACAAAATTTACTAAACCAGCAATTGAAGAGCCAATAAAATCAAAAACAGGTTTGAAAGTATCTAAAACTTGTGTTGCAAATAAAAGTGTTTTTACAGTTGTTGCAACAATTGCATCGCCTATTTTTTCTGCTGATTTTTCTATGCCACCAAAGTTTTTTTCTAATTCTTTTTCAATAACCATTGCAGATGCTTTTAGAAAATCAAAAGGTCCTGCGTCCATTACTGCCATTTTAAAAAGATTAAATTTATCGCCAATCATTGAAAGTGTACCATCAAATGTTTTTGCCATAACTTCACTTGCACCAACAACTGATAATGTA